CGTCGGCGGCGCGGTGCTCGGCATCCCGCTCGGACCCTGGGGCATGGCGGCAGGCGCGGTCCTTGGAGGTGCGGGCGGCGGGTACGCAGGGTACAAGATGCAACCGACAGGCGAGCAGCTCGCGGCCCGTGACGCCATGAACCGCGACGCTCTGGCGGCGAAGGAGGCTCAGAAGCAGGAGCAGCAAGAGGTCTACGTCCGCATGCTGCCTGTGCTGTCCGCCTTCAAAGGGCTGAACTCCTTGAAGAACGTTCAGCAACTCTTCCAGCCGGACCGGCTGAACCAGGAAACGCTCGACAAGCTGGTGACCATCCTGAACGATTCGCGGTTCAAGAACGACAAGGACCGTGCGCAGGGCGTGATCGACTTTGCCAAGAGCGGCGAAATCCTCGGCCCCAACACCAACAAGCTGTCCGACATCCTCGGGCCCGCCAAGGGCAAGAAGGGTAACGACGGTGGCTACATGTCGACCATCCTGCGCGACGCAGGCCTTGACGCGAACTTCCTGAAGGAGTGGAACAACCTCAACAAGGCCTACGAGAAGGGTGTCATGACCGTGGACCAGCTGGACGAGGCTCATAAGCGCCTCCTCGAGAAGCAGCCGTTCATGGAGGAGGCCGCTCGCAAGCAGGCCGCCGAGCTCAAGAAGTACAACAAGGACCTCGAGACCAACATCGACCTGGCCTTCCAACAGGTGAAAGTGCGCGAGGACCTCGCCGCCCAGCTCGATCGCGAAGAGACCCTTGCCGGCATGCGCTCGGACGATCTGCAGATCGAGGCCAAGGTTCAGCAGGAGATCGAGACCTTCCGCAAGAACGGCATGACGATGACTCAGCAGGAGATCGTTCTGCTGCGCGAGCGGTTCACCATCATCCGTGATACGCGTGAAGTTACCGCCGCGATGGATTCGGTCCTGGCCAACACGGTCGACAAGTACAAGGCTCAGATCACGGAGCTGCAGGGCATCAAGAAGGCCCTGAACGACCCGTCCACGGGTCTGACGCTCCAGGGTGCACAGGATTACACGGTCAACAAGTTCGCTGACGCAGAGGGTACCACTCAGTGGATGGAGTCTCAGAAGCGAGTGCTCGAAGAGTACTACATCTGGTTGGACACCCTGCGCCGCAACGACCTCTTGAGTGAGGAGACGGTCCTTCAGCTGAAGGCCCGTGCCCAGAACAAGTACGATTCGACGCGTCTCAACCAAGCAAACCAGTTCTTCGGTGACATGGCCTCGCTGTCCAAGTCCGGCAACTCCAAACTCTCGGAGATCGGTAAAGCAGCCGCCATTGCTCAGGCGACGATTCAGGGCTACGTGGCCGTGCAGAACGCACTCGCCACTCAGCCGTACTACGTTGGTTTGGCCCTTGCGGTCGGCGCTGCCACAGTCGCAGCCAACAACGTGGCAAACATCGTCAACACGAAGGGCTACGAAACCGGGGGTTACACTGGAAATGGTAATCGCAATCAGATCGCTGGTGTCGTTCATGGCGAAGAGTTTGTCGCGAACGCTATCGCTACTTCTCGTAATCGCGCAACCCTGGAGGCCATGAACCGCGGTGCCGTCGTGCCGCTCGGCGGAAACGGCGGAGGCCTGAAGGTCGAAATCGCTAACTACGGCACGAGCAAGGACTTCGAAGTCCAGCAATTGGACGAGAATCGTGTGCGAGTGATCGCTCGCGACGAGGTTGCCAAGTCTGCTCCGGCGGTAATCGCCAGTCAAATCGGCAAGTCCAATTCCGACGTCTCTAAGAGTCTGAATCGTCATACCCAAGGCGGCGGCCGGAAGCGCTGATGGACAAGCTCACGATTCCTCCAGACGCCGACGGATACTCGTTCGTCGACGGCCTTGAAGTCCTCCGCGCAGTGTTGGAGGGCGGGGCCGGTCGTTACCGCACGAATCGCATCAACTCTATGGTGCCACTGAACGTGCAGTGGACCGTCGGACCTGCCGATTACGAGTACCTGCGCGACGCCTACCACACTCACGTGGACGAGGGTCACGCGCCGTTTGCCATTGATCTGATCGTGGATGAGGCCACTCTCCGCGAGTACTTCGTCCGCATCAAGCCGGGCTCTTTCAAACTGTCCAGTGTGAGAGGTCTCGTGTTCACGGTGCAGGCTACTCTGGAGGTGCCGCTCCAGCCCTGGACACCTTTCGTCGGCTCACTGCCGAAGCTCACGCTCGCTCCTGACTTCGATGGTTACGGCTTTGCCGATACGCCTGAAGCAGAGTTCACGGAACTGGACGGAGGCCCGAGCCGAGTCATTCGCACTCAGATCGGTGTGACGACTCTGATCGATGTGCAGTGGAAGACGAATCCTGCAGGATTCCTCTATCTGCGAAACTTCTACCGCAACTGGACCACGAACCCTCGCGAAGGGTTCTTGATGGACCTGATACTGGACCAGGCCGAACCGACGGAGCTGCGTGCCAACTTCGTGCCCGGCACCATGCAACTGTCCAGTACGATGGGCAACCTCTTCGTGGTGAAGGCTCGACTCGAAGTGATCGACGGAGTTTGGCCGATCGGCGAGGGCTCCACCGGCGAAACTCCTATCTGGTTGGACACGTTCACAGGCGCGGCCAACACCCTTCTGTACCTGCACGCTCAGGACATCCCGTGGAACGGTTCTGTGTGGGCCGACACGGACGACGCGTTCAACAAGATGCAGGTGCTGAGTGGCACTGGTCACGCGGTGACGCAAGCGTACACCGACGGTCTTGGCAATCAGAACGGCAGCAGCTACGCGCGCACGACCTTTACCGAGGACAGCAACGGTCTTGCGCTTCAGTACGGGTACAGGTTTGAAGTCGACTTTGCCAATATTCCGTACCAGGAGGGCGGCGAGGCCAGTATCGTAAGTGAGCTCATTCTGACGTTTGCCAACGGAAGCGGGGCGACGATCCAATTCGGTGCGCCCACCTTTGACGCACCCGAAGAGCCTGGCTTCATGTCGATCTACTTCTTCGGAGACGCGGAGTCAACGTCATACGACTGGCCCTCGGGCGAGCACACTCTGACGATTCAGGTCTTCGAAAACCACTTCCGTGTTCTGATCGACAACGTCGAAATCGACGACCACTACCCTGTCGGTTTCGACAGTCAGCCCATGGCTCTGCCGAACGGTTGGATCGAGTGGCAGCAGAGCACGACCTTCTACCGCGAAGAGGACGATTTCAGCAACTGGATTTCGCCCTCGTCTTACTTCAACCGCAGCGCTATCTACGGCACTCTCGCGTCAGATCACTGGTTGTTCTTCAACCAGGACGATGCTCTGCAACCCTTTAACCAGACCGTCACGGGTCCGCCCGTACCGTTCGCAGTTGGCACAGGGTGCAGCAGTGACAACGGTCTGGGCGAGAATACTGCCAACGTGCCTGGCAACGACCTGCGAATTCCGCTGTACTCTGAAGTTTACTTCGGAAACTGGTTCTGGGAGAACGCCGATCCAGAATCGCCCATCACCTACGGAATCCGCACGGTCAGCTATGCGGACGACCATCCTCTCGCCGAAGCCAACCGTGAGGTGTACCCCAGTAATCCAGAGCTCCCGTTCCCGACGCCCTGGGCAGACTGGACTGGCGGCACACTGACCATGTACTCCATGGACGGCATCCACGCCACAGTGCTCACCTTCCTGCCCTCGACGAGCTACTATCCACCTGTCAGCATCGAGTACGTTGAACTATGATCGACTTCGTTTCCATCGGCGAACAGACCATTTCGGAGATTCCGACCCTCCGCTGCCTTCCACTGGCCGAACCGAACGCCGGAGCTCTGTATCGTCGCAGGCTGGAAGCTCTTCGCACCTGTACCGAGGAGTACCTCTGTTTCGTGGACGGAGGCGGCGACATCGTGCTCCCCGGCTTCGTGGACGCCATGAACGCACTTGCCAGTTCCGGTCAGCCTCTCGGTTACGCCCGTGAACTGGTCAACGGCGAGTCCATTTGGTTCAGGCCGTTCACGCTGAACGGGTTCCTCGTCAACCACACGATCATCCACCATGGGGTCGTGTGCAAGGTCGAAGAGCTGCGAAAGATCGAGTGGCCTCGAGGCTGCTACTCGTGGGAGGTCATTGCCTACGGCACTCTCGCACAGAAGGGCTTCGTCATCGATCCTGAGCCGCGGTATGACTGGCGGCCAGACTCTGACGGCGCCCGGCTGTGGCCGTCCTACACCCGCTCAGTGGTCAACAGCAAGGGCTGGTTCAAGGGCGTTCGCGGCGCACACTTCCGGAGTGACTTCGAGTGAGCGAGTACACAGAATTCTTTCTGTCCACGCCGAGCGCGGTCGTTCAGCTGGACCTGATTGAAGTCTCTCACCCGAGCTTCGCACGGGTCTACTACATCGTGCGCAACGCCGTGCGAGGAGTGACCGTGACGTTGGAGAACGGTCTCGGCACTCGGACGTACCAGTACTACCCGCTCAAGGTCGAACCTCTCGGATTCCGCGACGATCTGGACCAGGGATTTTCCATCACGATCGGTGACACGGGCGACACTCTGCCAGACGAGATCGACCGCGTCTTCGCCTTCGACACGTGGGACGTCTACCCGACTTTCACGTACCGTGCCTACCGCTCGGACGATCTGACCATTCCACTGTACGGACCCGTCAACCTCGTGATCGAGAATCTGACCATGAACGAGGAGGGCGCGATCTTCGACGCCAAGGCCCCGTCTCTGAACGATGGCAGGACGGGCGAGCTGTACCGGATCGATCGCTTCCCCATGCTGCGCGGGTTGCTGTGAACATCAACGCCTACTTCAGTCGAAAGTACGACGATATGTCGTACAACTGCTTGCACTTCGCCCGCGACGTGTGGCTGGACTTGACTGGCGAGGACCTCACTGCCAAACTTCAGGGTCTGCTTGGCGAGGGCCGCAAGCTGACCAAGTCTCACTTCAGAGCCTTTCGCAAGCTGAATCAGCCTCTGTCGCCCTGCCTGGTGCTCATGACCCAGCTCGGCAAGGACCCTCACATCGGAGTCTACTTCAACGGCAACGTGTTTCACATTCGCAAGAGTGGAGTCGAGTTTCTACCTGCGAATCTCGCGTGCCGTTGGGCTACGTCAATCAGGTACTACAGATGAGCCGTCGAATCATCATCGTCAACAACCCTCTGGACGGTCCGGACCAGTGGGAGTACCACGACGTCAAGCACTACGGTGACTTTCTCATGTCTCGGTACACGTCCATGCCTCCGAACATGGCTCTGTACCACGAGCGGATCGCGCCCGATCGCAACGTCACTCCGCACACTCGCGAGCAGGTGGACAAGTTCCTTGCTCTGGAGGGCGACGTCTACGCAGTGCAATACCCTGGCACCGGTTACGAAATCGTCGGCTACCTGATCTATGCCATCGTGCTCGTGGCCGTGATGATTCAGGCGAAGCAGGGCATTCCCGACATTCCGACGTCGCGCAACCGCAACGCGTCCTCCGCAAACAACGACCTCGCACAGCGATCGAACAAGCCGCGCCCGAACGCTCGCATCCCAGACATCTTCGGCCAGGTCATCTCCGTGCCGGACATGCTGATGAAGACGTACAGTGTGTACATCGATCACCAGGAGCGAGAGTTCTCGTACCTGTGCATCGGTCGAGGCTCGTACGATGTGACGGACATCAAGGACGACACGACTCCGATCGCTGACATCGAGAACGCGGGCGCGAAGGTGTTTGCTCCGAACACCTCTCCCAACAGCGGCACTCCGCAGCTGACCGTTGGTACGGCGTTCGATGAGCCTCTCTACACCGTCGTCCGGACCGAAGCCGTGAACGGCCAAGTTCTGGCTCCCCCAAACGACGACCAGTTCACTCGCCAGCTTCGATTCGTGTATCCTGATAAGATCGTGACGCCCTCAGGTTCCACGATCGACTTCACGGAAGCCTTTACGATCGGCGACATCGTGAACGTGCAGGCTTCTTTCACGGCACTGCCAACCTTCGTGCTGTCAGCCTTTGGCAGCAACTGGCGGATTAACCGTGATCTGGAGAACATGGTCATCTACCCTGATGGCACGGTGTTCGGTCTGTACTTCGAGACGTACCAGGGCGGTGGCGCGTACGGCACTGCCAACGGTCAGGGCCGGTACATCCACATCCAAATGGACCCGATTGTGGTCGGCGGCGAGACCGTCAACCTGACAGGCTGGTACCACATCGAGAGCGACGACGAAGCTGGCACGGTCGTGCTGCGCGACGTGGAGCTGTTCAACGACGACTGGCAGCACCTTGAGGTCGGCGGCACTGCCATGACGCCGATCTTCGAAGGCATCGGTCAGAGCAGCTGGGTGGCGGATGTCAGCGGCACGTACGAAATCATCGACGTCAGTGCAGGCGAAATTCAGCTGTACGCGCCGGGTCTGGAGAACAACGCCTGGACCTTCACGTACAACAACGGCAACCCGAATCCGACGTACCCGTCCTCGACCACCAACGTGACCATTCTGCTGAACGACGTGCCTCCGAACTGGGTCGGGCCGTTCGACATCGAGCTGTCCGGCATGCGGTCGTTCATCATCAACATCGTGGCCATTAACGGCCTCTACCGTGATGATGGCACTGAGCAGAGCTCTACGACGGTGGATGTGGAGATCGAGTACACGCCTGTCTCCAGTACGGGAGCAGTGCTCGGCGCGACCACCACGTACGAGGCTACGATCGAAGGCTCGGCCCTCACCACTGGCCAGCGGGCTCT